GATATAGAAAAAGAGTTGGGAAATATTCTTGATTTTGAAATTGTAGAAAACGCCAATAGTTTAACTAATTACACTGTTGGTGTATATGCCTCCAATCTTATTGTTCATGATATCTACAGCAAATCTTATAAGAAATATCAGTATGGTATTTTTGACAATTTTAGAAAAGAACAGCATATCACAAGCCATCATAAATCAAATGGAGATGATTTTCCAATATACAGCCATCTTCATGTTGATGATAAAGGTAGATCGGTTCAAGATTTTCCTGCTAGAACATTTGTAACTCCTACTTCTATATCAGATTCAAGTGATGCTCAACACACTACAGAAAATAATACATCACCATATTCACCAACAAATGCACAAAATTGGTTACAACGTAGAACCTCACAACTTATACAATTGGAGCAAGGATTGTTATTGAATATATTAACTCATGGTAATACTGTTGTGAGTGCTGGTGATATCGTAAAATTAGATATACCTTATAATGCTTCATTCAAAACTACTAAGAATGAAAAGAATGATAGATTTTATAAAGGTATGTTTTTTGTGAAAAGACTTAGACATGATTTTGATTTTGGTGATAAGAAACATAAAACACATATGACTCTCGTAAAGGATTCATTAGAAGAAACACTGGATGGCCCAGAAGATAATTTTGAACCTAAACCAAAGAATTCATCTTCGCCTATTGATAAACTAGAAGACTTTTACCCTAACCTATAAGGAGGAATATATCTAAAAAAACCCGCCCCAAACTAATAATCTGAAAAAACAAAGGAAAATTAAAAATGGCAAAAACTGCAATGAAAAATCGTATCAAAAAAATGAACTTTCAGAGACAGGAGAGAGAAATGGCAATTCAACCACTTTCAGATAATGATAAATATATATTACAAGTAGCAGGGCATGGCGTAGATATTAGGAACAAATATGAAAACATATTACGAACTACAGGAAGGTCTTCAAGACCCTCACATATTTAAAGCTTTCTTTCTTGCTGGTGGACCTGGCAGCGGTAAATCTTACGTTGTCAGGAATTCCACTGGCGGTACAGGTCTTAAAGTAGTTAATTCTGATGACGTATTCGAGAAGTATCTCAAGGACGCTGGACTATCGTTGAAAATGGGTTCAGAAGACCCACGTAGAGATATAATTAGGGGGAAAGCAAAGAAAGTCACTTCCAAAAAACAAGCCAATTATATTGAAGGTCGTATCGGTATGGTTATTGACGGTACTGGTAAAGACTACGATAAGATTAGTAAACAGAAAGCAAACCTTGAGTCTCTAGGATATGATACTCATATGATATTTGTCAATACATCGATTGATGTAGCACTTGAGCGTAATTCTAAACGAGCTCGTACAGTTCCAGAAGATATTGCTATTAACGGATGGAAACAGGTGCAAAGCAATATCGGTAAGTTCAACACTCTATTTAGAGGCACTATGATTATCGTAGACAACAACAAAGCAGATGAAGATATGGATAAGTTAACCTTTAAAGAAGTTAAGCGTCTGTTGAAGAAGAAGGTTAAAAATTCTAGAGCTCGTCAATGGATTGAAATGGAGATGAAGAATCGTGGTATCACCAAGAAACCTAAAGGATTCTAATTAGCCTATTTTTAACTTGACAAAACCTTTTCCGTGTGGTATAGTTAGTTATACACTGAGAAAAGGAAGACATTATGATTATCACACTCACGGGCATTACTAATCACGGTAAGAACCGTATTCGTGAACATGGTGACCTCTGGGAAGTCCTAGAGTTACCGCCAGGTGTGATAAAAATGTCACAACCACCTCAATTCCCCCCTATAAAATCAGTAAAAAGTAATGAATGGCGTTGGTTAGATGACGTTAATTTTTCTTGGAAATAGCTCATTTTCTTGTTGACAAATCTATTTAAGCCTGATATACTATGTATATAATGAGAAACAACAGAGAGATTATATTATGACTATCAACGTGAAAAAAACCTTTGATAATGTAGATGACGGTATTGCGAATATGCTTGCTGCTGCTGAAGCTGACTACAAAACCATGTCATTCGGCAAGAATGAAAGAATGTTTAAGGAGTTTTGTGAAGGTTGGGTTGTTAAGAAAGGTTCTAAGTACATTAAAATTTCCACTCAAAATGGTGGTTCTGCTTGGGGTTTTGTTGTCAACACTGACAATGATAAGAAATTTAAAAAAGGTGATTTACTGAAATGTGCTGGTTTTTCTGCTCCTGCTCGTAATGGGAAACGTGGAAATGTTCTAACTGGTGGTTTTGGAATTCAGTGGACTGGCCCACTGTACTTATAGGAGATTGATTATGAGAACGATTATTTTTGTAACCCTCATGATTGCGTGTGTCGCACTTGTGGGGTATATTGAAGACCCTTGCTCTACAGAAGGATTAATTGCAGGCTGTGCTAAATAACTGTTGACAAATTCTATTTAATGTAGTATACTTAGGTATAATCAAGAGAGAGAGATTCGTAATGGTTGATAAAATTGATATGGGAAAATCTAATAGTTTAGGTTATGGTGATATGGAAGGTGAACTTCTAGGACGCCGGTTTGGTTTTGACATATACAATGAACAAGAAGAAGGTTCATATCGTGAAATATGGGTTTATGATCGTTCTAAAACCAAAAGGTTTCGTGGTTATGATGGTGAAATGATTACTCGTAATCGTATTGTTGCTAACGTAGATTTGAGTAAGGAACGTGGTGCATGGCACGTTGATATATTGCGTGTGGATAGTCGTTATAAAGGTAATAACCTTGCTGTTAAACTCTATACATTCCTACTTAAAGATGAAGGAATCACACTTCGCGGTGGTTCTTCACAGTCTGCTGGTGGTAGATATGTTTGGAACAAACTAGCTCGTCATAAAGATGTAACTGTCTATGCAAAGAAGTCTCCTTATTCTAAAGTGATTGATTTTCCTAGATCAGGTCAACGTGAATTGGTATCTAGACGATTTGATTTGTATGATTCAAATGCAGAAATATTTGCAATTGCAGCCTAGTTTACTATTGACAAATGTTATTAAGTATGTTACTATTAGATATAATAAAAAATGAGAAAATAATTATGAGTAAAAAATCTAAAGCGTTAATGACTACTTTTCTTGGTAGTGATATGGAAAGAGTTGCAGTTATCCACTCTGCCTTTGAAGATTCTCCACGGACTGTTGCTTTTGTTGAAGTAGAAAAGTCTGTATCTTGGGAAAGGAAATGTGAAGTTGCATATGTAAAAACAAACACAATCAGCGCCCCTTGGTGGCGTAACGAAGGTGTAACTTCTATATTTGAATCTGCAACTTGTCGGTCAACGAGTGTTGGTGATATGGTACTAATTGGTACTGAGAAATTTAAATGTGAAAACGATGGATGGAGTAAGATATAATGAGTAGACGCCTTGAAATATCTCTTATGGGAAAGGATGAACTATCTATTGATGGTCAAACTAAGCCAGGAGGAAATATAGAAATACGTGAGTTTGAAGACGGAGAATGGATGGGTGGTTCTTATGCTACCTATGAAAATCTTGTAGAGAAAGTGAAAGAGGCATTAGAAGATGATTAAAGCTATGTTAATTGTTGCAAGTATGGGCATCAACACAGAGATGCCTGATATGGATACCTGTCTAGAAGCAAGACTTGCAATTGCATCACAAGATTCAACTATCAAGACGTTATGTATTCCTAAAGAAAACGAAACGGATAAGATGAAAGAGATGTTTAGTATTTTTATAAATATCATTGATCATCTAAAGGAGATAGAATATCTTGAGGGAACAGGAGGACAAGGTGGAGTATACTATGACACGTATCGATAATGCTCGAGTTGCTCTAAATAACTGTACATCTGAATGGTCTAAGCTATATTGGGGAAATGTTTTAAATTATATGCTAAAAGTGGGTAACAGGATAAACTAAATAGTATCATGGTAACAGTAACAGATCGTGCTAAAAAGTATATGAAGAGTGTAATTATGAATGGTGACCATGTGTCTCTCAGCGTAAAAGGTGGGGGATGTTCTGGTATGCAATATGTGTGGGATTTAAAAAATAATCTACCTGACGTTACATGGTCAGACCCTATAGAAGGCGTATTGGTGGTCGATCCTCTAGCTGAAATGTATGTGTTGGGTAGTGAGGTTGATTATGTAACAGAACTAGGTGGTTCTTATCTTGCAATTAAAAATCCTATGCAAACAAGTTCATGTGGCTGTGGAGAAAGCTTTGGTGTTTGATTGTGGTCAACTTTAGTTTACAAAAATCTTGGACATATGAATATGAACAAACCTATAACTATAATTACACTATTAGTGTCACTTTCAATGACATCTGCTTGCAGCCTTATCCTACCTTGGGAAATATCGACAGCATTAACAGCTGGAGACTTTATGTTGGCCTCGGAAACAGGAAAAAGTAGTAGTGAACATATTGCTGAAGAGCTAACTGGTAAACAATGTCGGTGGAGTAGGGCTCTTCAAGAAGAATCTTTATGCATGACCAAAAAAGAATACGAAAATTACATTATGGCTATGGACTGTATAGTGTATAAGTGGGATATGCTTGGTTTGCCGAGTTGTAAAGATAATGTTACAGAAAAAAATATAAAATATTCAGTTAAACAAATGAGTTCTTTCTTAGGGGAATAGTATGCATGAATACAAATGCACAGTAGTTAGAGTGGTTGATGGTGATACTGTAGATGTAGATATTGATCTAGGGTTTGGTGTATGGCTACGTAAAGAGCGTGTTCGTATGGTTGGTATCGATACACCAGAATCAAGAACAAGAGATTTAGAAGAAAAGAAGTATGGCCTTGCTGCAAAATATTACCTTAAAGATATGTTGGGTGGTGAAGGCAGTGTTGTTCTCAAAACACAAAAAGATTCTACAGGAAAGTATGGTCGTATTCTTGGTGAGCTTTGGAAAGTTGATAAAGACAATATAATGGCTGAAAAATCTGTAAATGATTGTATGATTCAAAATCATCATGCAGCTGCATACTTTGGACAGTCTAAAGATGATATTACAGAGCAACATATAAAGAATAGAGAATTTGTAAAGTTAGAAGAATGGACTAAAGCTTTATAGCTTATAATTATTATGTTTAATAAGAAATATAATAATCGTATTTGGGCGGTTAAAAATGCTAGATTATTATATGTATTTTATAATAATTTTATTAAGCTTCTACGCGCTACAAAACTGTTGTGGAAATATATTCCATTAACTACAATCGAATCTACTGTAAAAGGTGCGATGTTTGATTGTAAGATGTGTGGTAACTGTATACTATCTAGTACTGGGATGTCTTGTCCTATGAACTGCCCTAAAGATATACGTAATGGGCCTTGTGGTGGAGTAAGAGCAGACGGTGGATGTGAAGTAATACCAGATATGCCTTGCGTGTGGGTGTTAGCATGGGAAGGTAATAAAAGTATCAATGAAGATACCTCTATGACTGATTTACAGCCTGCATTAGAATATACCTTGCGGGGAACTAGTTCATGGATAAGAGAGATCAACAAGAGTTAAATGTGCTACACTGCATTTTAGAAATAAGGAAATATAGAAAATGAACATAAAGAATCTTTTAATGGTATCAACTTTTGCAGTCAGTTTGGGTGCTTGTCAAACTATGGGTAATAATGCTCCAAAGGCTACTATGGGAACATTACTGGGTGGTGCAATTGGTGGCATTGCTGGATCACAAGTTGGCAACGGTAAGGGCCAATTGGTTGCGGTTGGACTTGGTGCTGTACTAGGAGCATTTATGGGCAATAGTGTTGGTTCTAGTTTAGATGAGTTAGATAAGATTAAAATACAAAATACTAGTCAACGTACTCTGGAACGTGCCAAAGATGGACAAGTAATGTCATGGAACAATCCAAACAGTGGAAATTCTGGAACAGTAACACCAACTCGTACAGTTGTAGAGAATAACACATATTGCCGTGAGTATCAACAGACTGTGACCATTGATGGTAAAACACAGAATGCATATGGTAAGGCTTGCCGTCAGACTGATGGTAGTTGGAACATCAAGAGTTAGTATATCAAAAAGTTGATAATGAGTATTGACAATTCACATCAACCCTGTTATAATATAATTTATAATTAGAAAGGGTTTTTATGGCTGAAAAATATAAGTTTGTGTCGCGTGAAGGTGACAAGTGGGCTTCCTTGCTTATTGATAGTGGTAAGTATAGTGGAATCATATATCAATACGGTAAGGTATCAGTACCAGAAGAAGAGAATGAAGATGGTAATATGCCTCTATCATTCAAATATACTGTTGTAGACTATAATGGCCACAACGAAGAATCCCTAAAAGAAACAGAAGAATTTACCACCACAATTGGTGATATTCTAGTATTAGTCCTAGATGAACAACTAGAGAAAGACAACCTTGAATATGCAGACGATTAAATTAATTGAAATTAAAGGTTGACAAATGTATTTGGGTGTGGTATAGTTAGTTATAGTGAGAAAACAAAGAGGTTATTATGAATAAAGATTTGAAAGAGGTTGTTATGAATAAAGATTTGGTAGAAGAAGTAAGTATTTTTGCACACAAACTTGTTGGTAAATGGTTTGATGATGCGCCAGGTGGACAAGGTAAAATATTAAAGAACTATACAAGTGGTGACGGTTCTAATGTTGGATTTGAGTATATAACTGAATCAATTCTAAACAAGGCAATAAAAGTCTATGGACTAAAAAAACGATGTGAAGTGAATGGTAAATATTTCATAGATTGTAGTTGCGGTAAACAAAAATGTGCCTGTCCAGATAAGGAATATGATAATCAACGAATGGATAATCATGTTTGGATTGATGGAAAAGTTGTTATCCTAGAAGAAAATCGTGCTTGGATAGATAAACCCTTTTACACTCTCAAGAGAGGTGTTGTGAAGTGCTTTATGGAGCTGCCTCACACCAAACGAAACTTGTCAGATAATGTTATTTTTCTTTTTACATCACTTGCAAAAGATGTGACACCCATAACTAAAAGTACATTAGATACCGTCATGGGTTATGGTGAAAAAATAGTAGAGATCAACATGTCTGGTCGGCCAAGACGGGCAGATAAGGGTAATTATTTTGATGGTGGTTATAGCGAGAGTGAATTAAATAAGTATGTTGAAACCATTTGTGGAGTATTTGCAAAACATGCGTGACAGACGTAAATGCTCTAAATGTGGTGTAGTACATCCACTGAGTGAAGAGTTTTTTGCTCGCAATCAATCTACTAACACTGGAGGCGATAAATATTTCCGTCCAGAATGTAAGGATTGCACCAAAAAAGCAAGTCAAGGTAAGGCCAAGGCAGAAAAGCTTGCTGGTAATCCAGCAAGACCACCATTAGGAACTCCTTGTGATCGGTGTGAT